GTCTTACAAACACTAGCTTTAAAGAGCTAGATTTTGAAAGCAGCATACGTATTCAGGAAGATGGAGTATTAAAATCATTAGGTATACCTCCAACTTTACTTAATGGAGGCAACAATGCTAACATTAGACCTAATCAAAGATTATTTTATATCGAAACTGTAATTCCGTTGGTTGATAAAGTACTTAAAGCGTCTGAGCGTTTCTTTGGATACAAGCTTATTCCAGATAACGACATTCCTGGATTACAACCAGAATTGCAAGAACAAGCCGCTTTCTATAGTACACTAGTTAATACGGGGATTATTACCGTTAATGAGGCTCGCAAAGGTCTTGCCTACCCCGTAATGCCTGATGAAGATGGATTACGTATCCCACAAAACATAGCAGGATCCGCTGTCAACCCCAGTGTTGGTGGCCGACCCCCAGAAGGAACAAATGAGTAGAAACACTATTTTTGCTGAACAATTGGCTGAGTATTTTAGGGATAATGATATTAAACCTAGAGAAATGAATCAGGTTCAATATGCAAAATTAAACCCTCCGTTTCGCGCTCCCTTAATTACTAGACACTTTGGAACATGGCGTCGAGCTATGCTTATTGTTGAAACAGCAATGAGCAAACTCCCACCTAAAGAGCCGGTAGTGGTTGCAAAACCTAAACCTGTGGCAAAGAAAGTTGCCCCTAAGCCGGTAGTGAAAGAAGAGAATGGCGAGGTATAGAGGACAAAATATCAATTTAGTCCCAACAGATGGCATGAAAGCGGAAGCTGAACGTGCCTTGGCTTGGAAAGCTGAAGGTAAGCGTGGTGGTACCCGAGTGGGTTTAGCTCGCGCTAATCAGCTCAAGAACAAGACAGAATTATCCCCTAGCACAGTAAGACGGATGTTTTCCTTCTTTAGTCGCCATGAGGTCGATAAGCAAGCTCAAGGCTTCAGCCCCGGTGAAGAGGGTTATCCTTCTCCCGGACGAGTTGCTTGGGCCCTTTGGGGTGGTGATGCTGGGTTTAGTTGGTCACGGGCAAAAGTGGCAACCATGGATCGTCTAGATAAAAAGTCTATGGACGAAGAAGAAGATGATTCCATGTCTGACTATGAACTTCCTGATTATCCCGAAGAAGAAGAGGATGATGAGGAGGATGATGACGAAATCAAAGGCACCATGATTATGTATGAAATTACAAATATCATGGATGTCTCCAAAAAATTACATGATATGCTAGGAGATGATGATAATCTTCCCGGGCATGTTATTTCAAAAATTATCTTAGGAACAGATTATATCCGTGATGCACGTGACTATATTAAATCAGAAGGCTACGAAAAGCAGCTTGATGAGGAGTATGATTACGAAGGCGGAATGGCTAAGTCTGAGCTTATGATCCTAATTAATGCGGCAAAAGAAATCGAGTCTATGATGACTGAGGAGATTAGCTTACCAAAGTATGTCGTCTCGAAAGTTATCCTAGCTTGTACTTACATTAAAGATGCATACGAATATCTTCAGCAGGAAACAAAAGCTGAACCTGGCGACCTCAAAGTAGGGGACTTTGTTCAGTGGAACTCTAGCGGAGGAACTGCTCGTGGCAAAATTAAACGCATTGTTAGAAATGGTGAAACAGGAATTCAAGGTATTGCGGGAACCCCTGATAACCCTGCGGCAGTAATTGCCGTTTGGCGTAAGATGGGAGAAGGTTATGAAGAATCAGACGTAGAAGTGGCCCACAAGTTTTCTACGCTAAGAAAAATAGAAAGTCTTATGAAACAGGATAAAATCTATACACTCTTGTCGAAGATCAAAGCCGTTTCGCAAGATTCTTCGACGATCACTATTAGAGGCATGGCTTCTACTAGCGATATTGACCGGACGGGTGATATTATTGAGCCCTCCGCATGGCAAAAAGGTGGTATGAAAAACTACCTCAATAACCCCATTATTTTGTTTAACCATGATTACAATCGACCTATAGGTAGAGGTACCGATCTTAAGATTACGGATACAGGATTAGAGATTACAGCGAAAATTAGCAAGGCTGATCCTTATATCGCGCAACTTATTACTGATGGTGTACTTAGCACCTTTTCTGTCGGATTTAAAGTCAAAGATGCAGACTACATGAAAGATACAGGTGGTTTGCTTATTAAAGATGCAGAACTATACGAAATTAGTGTGGTTTCTGTGCCAGCGAATCAAGCTGCAACTTTTGAACTAGTCAAATCATTTAGTCCAGCCGAATTTGAGGCATACAAAAAAGGACTAATTATACCAGAATCTGGTAAGTTACAGGCTGCCGTGCAGCCGAAAGGAAAAAATATGGACGAACAGGAATTATCGGCTCTGATTGCGAAACAATCAGCTGTGGCCGTAAAGATGGCTTTAGCTGAGCGGGACGCGATCGAGAAGAAAGCCCGTGAAGAAGCTGAAAAGCAAAAAGCCCAAGAAGAGGCGATCCGCACAGTTGCGGCGTCTGCTGGTGCCTCTGGTGCCGAGAAACTTCTTCAGGAAGTTAAGAATGCGTTTGATGCTAGCCGCGAAACAACGCAAAAAGAAATTGATTCTCTGAAGGCTGCCCTTCAGGATCGTGCAGCGGAAGTTGCTGCTCTTCAGAACTCGAAGCGCGCTTTTGTTGCTAACACTGAGAAAGATTGGAAAGCTGCTGCTGAAGCCGATCTGCGTGATGCCTATGTTCTTGGTGCCGTTCTCAATAAGGGATGGAATACTAAGTTTGGTAAGAGCGTTATTGAAAAAGCCAACACAATGTCGGGTACCCAGGTTCCTGCCGACGTGACGATCTCTGCGTATGAAACTATCGTTTCTACTGCTATCGAGCGCGATATTCAGAATGGTCTCATTCTGGCCCCTCTCTTCCGCGAAATTCAAATGAATGCTGCTAGCATGGTCATCCCGATCCTGCCGGACGCTGGATACGCTGAATTCTCGACCGCGAAGGGTACAGCTGCTGCGGAACCTAACTATCCGCATGGTAACCTTGCTGAGCGTGGCGATACATACGGATCTCCCTATGGTGGTGTTGACCTCACCAGCAAGACGATCACCACAAAGAAGCTTATTTCGTTAACATACCTTGCTAACGAAACCGAAGAGGACGCCATTGTTGCTATCCTCCCGCTTCTGAACGAGTCGATGGTTCGTTCGCATCAGCGCGCCGTTGAATCTGCTATGCTCCTTGGTGGAGCTACTAGTGCCAACGCTGGCCTCACAGGTGCGTTTAGTGGTCTTGTTAAGCATGCTATCGATAACGATGCCACATTTGACACATCTGTCTCTGGCGGCGTTTCGGCTACACCTACGCTGACGGCTGCTAATATGCTTGATCTGCGTAAGCGTCTCGGCAAGTACGGCATTAGCCCCCGCGACGTGGTCTTCATTGTTAACCAGGTTGGTTACTTTAACCTTCTGGAAGACGGTGAATTCCAGGACATGAACCTTGTTGGCCCCATTGCCACTAAACTGACCGGCGAAGTCGGTAACGTTTATGGTTCGCGCGTTCTCCTCTGCGACGAGTTTAAGACACCTGCTAGCGGTACCGCTTATGCTATGGCTGTCAATCCTCGCAATTACATCGTTCCCCGCCTCCGCGGTGTTACGATTGAGTCGCAGTACATTCCGCGTCTCCAGCATCGCGAGCTCGTTGCTACGCAGCGTCTCGGATTCGATACAATCATCACGGCGGCTCCGTCTGCTTCCGTGCGTCTGTACGCATCGTAATATAACTAGTGGCGCCTCGGGAAACCGGGGCGCCATGCCCTACTAGGTTAGTAGAAGGAAACTCTAAATGTCAAATAATTTACAGGAAATCGGCATAAATGTCGGACTTATAATTTCCGGTTTGTTTGGCTCTCTACTGACAATTAAAAAGGGAGCAGCAAATCGAATAGGCAGTACAGTGATGAGTGTCATGGGTGGTGTAGGTAGTGCAAACTATCTTACTCCAGTGGTCATTGACCTCTTAAGTATTCCTACTGATTATAGTTATGGTATAGCGTTCTTATTAGGGTTTATAGGTTTACGTGGTATTGAAGCCATAGCTAAAAAACTTATGCCGGAGGTTGTTGAAGAACCTAAAAAAGAAGAAAAGAATGATTGAAATACTACCTATTGCTAACATATTGGCTAATAGTGTTATTTGTATTTCAATGACACTATTTTTTATATTAATTTATGGTAATGAAAATAATGCTGTCCATCGTTGGCCTGCATTGCATCACTGGGTTTTAAAGATTTCTCTAGTTACTGTTATTGCAGCAGCTTTTTGGAATGCTGCAAACTCAACCTATGTTATTAGTCGTACTCGTCAGCCTGAGGTGCTTAAGTTTATTGAGGTTCCCGTTGGTGAGGTCGTTATGAACATAGGCTTAGCACTACTATTTAGCTGGGCTGCCTGGTTCCACTGGAGATTTTTCAAGAGAGGAAGAAAGCATGGCTGATCTTGTTACTATAAATCAATATAAAGCATTTCGTGGTATTGTGGGTAACACAGAGGACGCAAAACTGAACGTTATTGTACCTTCTGTTAGTAATCTTGTTAAAACATACTGCGGACGAACTTTTCTAGACTATTATAGCACTAACAAAACAGAGTACTTTTCTTTAAAGTGGAAGCAAAATACTGTGTTTTTATCTGAGACACCTATTGTAACTGTTAGCACGGTGGAAGAACTGCAGGAATCTACAGTTAGCACCTATATTACACTTACAGCATCTCAGTATGTTGTTGATAATAATCTTAACGCAATTTATCGTGTAGATACCGATGGAACTAGATATGACTTTCCAGTTGGTATAAATTCTGTGCGTGTTGTATATCGTGGAGGTTATTCTGCTCTTCCGTCTGATCTGCGGCTTGCTGTTTCAGACCTTATTACATATTACTTGAAGGAAGAGCACAAACCAGAAAAAAATCATACATCATTTACAATTACAAATCCGACTGGAAAGGCCGATTTTCCGGAACACATTAAACGTGTGTTAGATTTATACAAAGATGGCTAAAACACCAAAAACACCAAGTGTAGAAAAAACAGCATCATCAAAAAAAATAGGAAAGTTTGTGCTCGGAAATGCGGCACAAATTGAGGCTAGCTTAAATAAAGCTTGGGCTCAATTAGTGCGAGGTGAAAAACGCGGAGCAAAAACAGAATTTTCTCACGCTACTGACAATTATGTGTACTGGGATGGAGAAGAAAAACAGTTTATTCACCCAGTTGCCTTTGTACGAAAATGTTTTGACGTTATAGAACAAGGGTTTCTCCCAATAGAAAGAAACTTATTACAGGTCTCATATGAAAGTTTTCGAAGGACCTACCCTCCCAAAGATTATCCTGAGTTATGGAATACAGTTTTTCAAGGACCTTTTGATATAGGAACATGGGGTTCAAGTGCAGGCAAACTAGCAAATTCACTTCTTAGCGCTAGAGGAAAATACCTAAACCAAACATTTGAAAATAAATTAAATTTATTTCTTTCAAGTCCTATACCTAAAAATAAAGATCCTGCTAATCCAACACCTTTAGGAAACAAAAAACTTTTAACCAAAGGAAAACTGTCTATAACTAGAACTCCTATTAGGTCTACTGTATCAAATGATGATTTATATGATACTCTTGCAGATATTTTAAGTAATGACCCAAAGGTAACATTAGAAGAGTTCCATTATGCAAACTATGCTGTTTTGTACGCGCCAAAAACATTAGAACAAGGTGATTATGAAATTTTGTATATTATTTATGGTATTGGTGCCAGACAGGAAGATGGAAAATTAAAATTAGTTCCAAAAACAAAAAAGGTTTTACAACAGCAGTTAGCGTCTTCTTTTGGGGAAGATATAACAAGTCCTCAAGTAGAGCGAACTTACGAATTTTTAAGCTACATAAGTCCTAAAAAAGTAGATAAACATTTTAATCTACAAAAAAGCTATGATTATAATGCTCCAGATGAGACAGTTATATCAGGTAAAATACATCAAGCACATCCTTATGCAGACGCTATAATAAACGTAAGAAATAGTCTTCAAACTGTTAGAGATATAGATGAAACTGGACTGACTCAACAAGCTATAGATATAAAAGAGCATATGTTAAGAGAGCTCACAGAAATATACAATAAAATGCTAAATGTTGAAAAAGTTATACCTATGCCAGAACTGAACGATGTAAATGAGTTTAATGCGTATGTAAAAACAATTGCTAAGGAACAACTTGATAAGTTAGGTGTTCACCAGGCAATTATAGTTTTTAGAGATAAGGGTACAGGTAATCTTACTAGTAGAACAGCTACCTTTAACTTTGATATAATGGCAACCGTAAACTTTGTCACTCTTCAAGGTGCTAGTCAACAATGGTTAGGTGGTACATTAGGACAATTAAAACAACAATTTGAAGAAAAATATAGAGAGATTTTAAAACACTTTGGCGCTCAAGAAGTTTTAGTAAAAGACATGGCAGCCACAGAATTATCTTCTAGCTATTTAACTATATTAGTTTTACAAGCTTTAGATACAATTTATAATACAAAAGATTTTTCTAAATTAATAAAAAAGAAGTCTGGAAATAAAGTAATAAAAACTATACGTATGGGCATTAAGCCAGGGCTTAGACGCAAAACTTTTAAAAAGCTAAATCTTTTGGTTAAAAAACACAAAGATACTATAAATAAAACCTTAAAATACTTTAAAAGTCTTGAAAGAAAAAAAGCAAGATCAACAGGTCCAGCGCTAAGTACTTCTTCTGCACGACAACAAACACGTATTAGACAAAGAACAAGAAATATAGTACCTATATTAAATAGGCACATAAAAAGATACGTAATTAGTGGAATGTCGGAAAAAACATTAAGGTATCAGTCAGGAGATTTTGCTAATAGTGTAAAAGTATTATCAGCACACGAGAATAGAGCAGTGGAATATACGTATCAACGTCGCCCCTATGAGATTTTTTCTAAAAAAGATGGTAAACCTCCTTGGAATACAATACGAAGAAATCCTGCTAATATTATAAATAGGGCAATAGTAAGGATAGGTATTGATAAACTTAATAGAGTTCTTAAAGTTAAGAGGGAGGAATAATGACCGCACGTACATACTCTACTAGAAGATATGCGGTAGTTAACGCCTTAGTGGATCTTTTTAAGCGTATAAACGGTACAGGAAGTTATTTATCAAATTTAAATAACAATGTATTTAGTAAATTAAAATTCTTTGATGAAGTCACAGACTTTCCTACGGTATGTGTAACTGCATCAAATGAAGAAAGGCAATACCAAACCGGTGGCTATAGAGATAGATATCTTGAGGTTCGCCTTATGGTTTTTGTTAATGAGGAAAATCCTCTCTCAAAGTGTGAAGCTATTCTAGAAGATATAGAAACGCTAATAGAAGATAATGGTCGACTAGCGTACACTGATCGTCAAGGTAACACACAGTATACACATGATATAACTGTTCTTTCTATATCAACAGATGAAGGAACGCTAGACCCGATTTCGATAGGAGAAATGACTATCAGGGTCCATTACTAGGAAACTAGTTAGGAGAAATAAATGGCTTTATTTTTAAAACGAGATACCAAAGTATATCTCAGGAAACTTGTTAGCACTACGCCAAACCCTGATACGTATGTTGTGTGGGAACTTCCTGTTATGGATGGATTTACCTTCTCTCAAGGGAACACAACTTCTGAAGTCACACTAAATGAAATGGCTGGAGCAGCTGGCGCATCTAAGCGCGGTCGCCGTATCTTCAATGATGCACTTGCCCCTGCCGAGTGGTCTTTTTCCACATACGTTCGCCCCTTTAAATCTACGGGAGCGGGTTCGGGCAAAGCAGATGATACTGCAAACATCCATCATGCTATTGAAGAAGCACTTTGGGCTAACTTTGTCGGCACAGGACTTCCGACCAATACAGGTGCCTCTACATATATGTATGACTTTGGGCAAGCTAACCTGTCTCAGGATGTTACAGATTTAGACATTACTTGGGCAAACTCTGGTTTTGTTACACTTGGAACATTTGATCTGTTCTTTGTCATGGGAGCAACCTTAGATGGCGATTTAGACTATGATGACCCTGCTGATGCAGAAGTTATTATCTATAAAATTGCTGACTGCGTTGTTAACGAAGCAACCATTAACTTTGATGTTGAAGGTATTGCTATGATCGAGTGGAGCGGAATGGGTACTACACTTACCCGCGAAGCTACCTTTGATCTTGCTAACGATGCTGCTGTTACACTTGTTCGTGAGGGCATTACATCCACGAATAACTTTATTCGTAACAAGCTGACCTCGTTAAGCTGCACGGCTGCAAATACAACTGCGTACCCTGGAGCCTCTAGCAACGGTGTTTATAATATCACACTTACTGGTGGATCGATTACTTTCTCAAACAACATTACGTTCTTAACGCCTGAAGTTCTGGGAATTGTTAATACTCCTATCGGACACATCACTGGTAACAAGAGCATCTCTGGAAACTTTACAGCGTACATTGAAGAGCTTTCTAGCAACGTTGGTACCTCTTCTCAGCTTATCCAGAACGCACTTGCAGATACAACTACAATCACTAACTCATTTGCTCTTACATTTGTGCTTGGTGGAAGTGGAAATACCCCCCGTATGGAAATTAGTGTTCCTACGGCCCATCTTGAGATCCCGACGATCAATACAGATGATGTTATTGCGATGGATGTTGCTTTCCACGGCTTACCTTCAACAATTACTGCAAATGATGAAGTTGCCGTCAAGTATGTTGGCGCATAGATAATAAAAATTTTACTTGACTTATTAGAGTAAATAAATTAAAATGGTGGTATAGTTTAAAGACTATACCACTATTTTTTTATGTTAAAGGAGACTAAATGAGTAAAATACAATCATATTTAAAAAGCAAACTTGAAGCATGGATTCCTTTTGAAGGTATGCCGGGATTTGAAATTAAGCTGGCTTACCTTTCGAGGGAAGAGCTTAATAGGATTAGAACTGCTGCTACACGAATTACGTTTAATCCAAAGTCAAAAGTTAAAGAAGAAAACGTAGATTCGGAAATTTTTATGAAAGAATACATTAAAGCATGTATCTTAGATTGGAAGGGTTTTACACTTGAATATGCTAGTAAACTGCTTCCTATTGAAGTTCCGAAAGGCGTAGATCTGGAAGAAGAGATTCAGTTTTCTACGGAGGAAGCATACGATCTTACTAAAAACTCTCCGTCATTTGATAGTTGGTTAAGTGAGGCTGTAGGTGATCTAGAGCACTTTCGCCAACGAGGAAATGGAAAATAACTTAGAATTATTGGAAAAGTTTCTTAAGTCAGCTGAAAGCAAGATAAATAAAGATAGATATCTGCTTATGATGGCCCAAAGAGGGGAGGAGCCTGATCCAAAAAAGATTCCAATTGACTATGATGATCTATCATTAGATTGTCGCATAGTATTAAATATATACAATAGACTAGGCAACAGAGTTTATAGTGATGTAGGTTTTATTGGCAAGGATTATACAAATTTGCCTATTCTCATCGAATCTTATGGTATTACAAATAAAGAATATTTGTTAGACTTACTAAATATTGTTGATACTTACAATATTGAAAAGTCTCAAAAAGCCATTAAAAAGATGTATGATGACTTAAAGAAGAAAAAATCATGATAACACGACTTTCGCTTCGGATGATGCTTAAAACAGATAACGATACGGATGCTGCAGTAGCCGCTCAAAAAAAACTTACCTCCGAGGTCGAAAGAACAGGAGATCGGTTACGAGAAAATGCCAATATAAGCTCTAAGGCCGGTAGAAGGGCTTTGGAAAGCTCTAGAAGTGGCTTAGGAGTAAGGGAGCACAGAGTGGCTCGTGGAACCATGGGCACCCGTGGGGCCGAAGGACGTAACTTTGCGGGTTTAGCGGCAGCCGGATCATCTGATACCGGAGGATTTGTTGCTGCCTATGCTACAGTTGCTGCAAACATCTTTGCGCTTACTGCAGCTTTTCAAGCTTTACAAAAAGCTGCTCAGGTAGATCAACTTCGCAAAGGTTTGGAGCTTGTGGGAGCCCAAGCAGGTGTCTCATTAACTTTTACAGCTAAAAAACTAGAAGAAATTAGTGGCTTTGCCCTTACTGCTGCTGATTCTATGAGAGCTACTTCACTAGCTATCTCTGGGGGTATAAGCACAAAACAATTAGAGGATTTAACAGCTATTGCAAGAGGTGCTTCTATTGCACTAGGTAGAGACATGTCTGATTCTATGGATCGACTTGTTAGAGGTGTGGTTAAGTTAGAACCAGAACTGCTCGACGAATTAGGTATTATGGTTCGTCTTGATGATGCTGTTGCAGAATACGCAAAAACACACGGAAAACTTGCAAGCGAGCTGACTAGAACAGAAAGACAGCAAGCTTTTGCAAATGCGGTTAGTGAGCAAGGTCTTGATAAATATAAAGAAATTGCAGATAATATTGAAGCTAGTCCATATGATAAGTTAGCTGCGTCTATTAGAAATTTTGGAACAGAACTTCTTCGTGTGATAGCTACAAGTATTGGTCCTTTTATTGAGTTGCTATCTAGTGCGCCAACATTAGCGTTAGCACCTTTAACCTACATTTTAACTCAGGCTGCTAGTAAGGTATTTCCTACCTTTGGTGGCGCCCTGGACAAAGTAGGAAAACAAATAGATCAGGTAAATAATAGGGTAGAGTATTTTTCTAAATTAAGAAAAGAAGCAGGCAAAGAAATAAAAAGTATTAAGCAGGAAGCTTTTCAGAGCGGAATGACTGTATTTTCTGATACAAAAATGGCTGCCGGGGTGTCTAAAGTACTAACAGGAGATGATTCTGTTAAAAAAGCAGAACTTACAAGTAAATTAGAACAACAAAAATTAGATATTCAAAGACAAATTAATGCAGAAAAAGCAAAAGGTGCTGCAGCCGATCAAGCTCTAATTCAGGCTCTTACTAAGAAGCAAGCTGCTCTTGTTCAAATATTAAGTACTGAGGGTCTTATAACTACCCAGAAAAATGCTCAGACTCAAGCTCAAGTTGCAGAAAATGCTGCAAAACAAACTGGTATTATACTTAGTCAGCAAGAAGTTGTTCTTGAAGGCATACAAGCGGGTTTTAACCGCGGTATAGGTGCAGGAATTTTAGCAACATTTCAAGGCGTTGGCACAGCCTTTGGTCAAGAAATGGATAAGGCTAGTGGTCATGCGCACAGAGCTGGCCAAAATATGGGCAAAGCTGGTCAGGCAGCCGCCAAAGGATTTTTTGCCGTAGGAGGAGCTGTAGCAGGAGTTTCTAGAGGCATAGGACTTCTAGGTACCGGTATAAGTATGTTACTCGGGCCCATCTCTAGCTTTCTTATTATTATACAGTTAGGAGTAGCTGCTTGGGACTTTTTTACTGGAGCTCAACGAAAAGCAGAACAAGCTGCAAAAGATTTTACCGATAGTTTAGTAAAACAAAATGCTGAGATTAAAAAGTTTCAAGAAACTGGAAAAGGTGGAAAAGCTTTTGATGCTTTAATAACTCAATCAAAGGAATTACAGGCAAGCTTTGAAGAAACTGTAGAAAAAGCCAAAGAAACAACACTTCAAGTTACTGGCATTCTATCAACTGCTAAAATGGAGGTTCTTAGAATGCCTGGGTTTACTATAGCTAACACGTATACAGGTAGGGAAAACGCACCACCGGAGCTACAACGTGAAACCGTTACTTACTCCAATCAATTAGAGTATTTAGGCTTTACTTTAGAAGAGGTAGCAAAAGCTGAAGCAATTTTACAGAACACACAAAAAATAAGAGGCGATCAAACTGTTAAACTAATTTTAAATGATATGAAAAATTTAAAAACTAAAGATCAAATAGTAAAAAAACTATTAGAAGAAAACGATAAAACTGCACAAATAACAGCTTCTTATAGAGATCTAATTGACGCAACAAACTCAGTAACTGACTCTATCAGAGAATTTAATAAAGTAGAGTCTACTCCTCTAGATAAAATCTACACCTCCGTACAAAATACTTCTAATGCTTTTAAGTTATTTGCTCAAAATTTAAAAAATGGTACAGTTAGTCTAGAGACTACAGCTTTAACCTTACAACAATTTATTAAAGATAAACCTCTCGATAAATTTAAAGAAGATATGAATGCCTTAATTAAAGCAGGAGCCGATGAAACAACAATAAAAGCAGCAATTAAAAATTATACCGAGCTAAATTCAGTTCTTCAGAAATTTGCCTTTATACAACAACTACCACCAGGCCTTAAAGATATTGCTATGCTTGCTTTTGGACCGACTCTAACAAAAAGTATAGAGCAAATGAATACAGCTTTAAGTGCCAATGCTGGTGCTATGGATGAGGCTAGACAGGAATACTTCAGACTTTCTAAAGACGCAACAAATGCTTCTATTGCGGTAATTAAGGCTGATAAAGCATTAAAGAGCGTTCAAAATGCACAACAAGTTGCAGATGAGTTAGATAAAGTTAATCAATTAAAACTTGAAGGAGTAGAGATAGATAAAAAACTTGCTGCTTCTATTGATAGAGATAAGTTTTTTAAAACATTTGCAGAGGAAGCTACTCTTTTAGCTAAACGAAAAGCAGAAATTAGAGATAATGCTGCGGCTAAAATAAAAGAATTATCTGCTAAAAAAGGGGAAACTGAGCAAGAGAGATTACTTATTGACGCCCAGATTAGGGCAGAAGAACAAAAAAGAGATGCAGCTGTAGATGCCCTTGATGCTGAAGGAAGGTTGCTTGGAGCCAAGGCTATTGCACATAATCAAATAATGCAATACTACAATTCAGAGGATTATGCTGCAAAAAAACGAATTGAGGATCAGCAAAAAATGCTAGATCTTACAAAAGAGTTAGCTAGTGCAAATGATGATCTTCGAGGTGCTCGATTAGAAGGCCGTCGTCTTACGGTAGAACGTCAAGCCATGAAAGAAGGCAGAGACGTTACTGCTGAAGAAGAATACAAATTAGCGGTAGAAGAACATAACAATAAAATAAAGTTTTTGGAAGATCAAATAGAAAACTTTAATAGCGAAAATCTTCTCAAAAAAGAACTTTATGATATGGAGTTTAAAGCAGCTAGCCTAGCTTACCAGAATGAAATTGATAAAGCTACTGACCCCGCCAAAAGAGCAGCACTTGAAGCAGATAAATTAGCATCCGAGCAAAGAATGTTAGCTCTACAAAACAAACAAACAGAAATAGATAACGTTACATTAGATGCTATAATTGAACGACTTCTAAACTTATACAATTTTGAACCTATAAAACCGGAGGAAAAAAGAGCCAGTGATATACTCCGTGGAGAAAAAGAGCAAGAGGTCAATCGTGCAATGATGGGTGCACAAGCATTTATGCCCAGTGCAGTACGTGAAGAGTTTGAACGTCTTGTTAATCTAGAAACTGGCGGGGATGGAGCTAAAATTCTTGCATTACTTCAAGATCCTACCGCAGTAACTAGAATACAAGGCGTAGCTATGGCAACAGAGACTTTAAATTCACAAATAGAAACTACTAAAGAAGTTTTTAATATTATTGAACAAAGCATTACAGATGCCTTTATGGCCCTTGTAGATGGTACAGAAGATGGTAAAGAAGCTTTTGCTAATATGGCTAAGGCGATATTAAAACAAATTGCACAGATGATTGTTCAGCAAATGGTGTTTAATATGCTGTCATCAATGGGTGGTATGTTTGGGTTGCCAGTTCCAGCCGCAGGTGGAGGCATTATTCCACAAACCCCACCAGTGGGTGCCGCAGCTGGGGGTATTGTTCCCATGAAGGCCGCTGCAGGCGGTATCATTCCAATGGCTCAAGGTGGAGTTATGGACAGGTATAAAGGTGTTGAAGGCATAGTTCGCCAACCAACATATCTTGTTGGTGAAGGTCGGTATGATGAGGCAGTTGTTCCCCTTCCAAATGGTCGTGCTATACCTGTTCAAATGCATGGACAAAGTACAAGTCAGCAAAATAACGTTTCTGTAAATGTTAATGTTGCAAGTAATGGGCAAGCTACTACACAAACTGAAGGCCCAGATATGAATAATCTGGGTAGAGCAATTGCAGCAGCAGTTCAAAAAGAACTGCAAGCTCAGAAGCGCCCAGGTGGCATGTTAAATAGATATGGAGCAGCTTAATGGCAAGTTTTATTATTCCAAGTGGTATTCTGGGGCTTACTAGCCCCAGAACTATTTATCTAGACAATGGAGTAAATATGCAAAATACTATGCCAAAGAGGGTAGCCAAGTTTGGAGATGGCTACTCTCTCTCTATTCCTCTAGGTTCGGCTGTGCGCACAATATCTGCATCTTTTTCTGGGCGTACAACAGAGGAGATTAACTTAATAGAATCTTATTTTGCCTATCTCGGGGCAGACACAATAGATAATCTTACTATATTTGGGGAAAGCATAAATGCAACCGTAGCTGGCTATTCAAAGTCATTCATGAATGGTGCATTATACTCTTTAAATACACAGTTTAAAGAAGTTTTTAGGGAGTCCTATTGATTACGTTTACTGTTCCTACACCCTATTTTGGCTCGTCTACAGTAGTCACTGTAGATCGTGATCCTACTTTAGAGGCAACAATTAGAAAGTTAGAGCAAAAATCTTCTGACTTTTTAATAGAGCAATCTAGGGTAGATGGTATAAATTATATTGAGGAAAAATTTTCTTTTTGTGTAGGAAATAGGGAAAATGCATATATTCAAAGCATACATAGTTACTTCAAAAGTCTTAAAGGAACCGGAACTGTATTATTTACTTTTCCCGGATCAATAACAAAAAAGGTTGTTATAAATAGTTGGAATATTATAATGATAAATGCATTATATTCAAAAATTGATGCAGAAGCAGAGTTGGTGTTTTTATGATAGTAGATATTAATAAACAACGTGTAACTTCTGATCTAGTTGAGCTTTACATATTAATTGTTAATGGTACAAGTCTGTACTTTACAACTTATCATCAATCAGTTCAATTTAGAGATTATACTTCGCCATATACTAATAGAACATATAATCCTATCCCCGTTGAATTTAGTGGCTTTGAACACAAATCAGATGGAGCATATGCTAGGCCAAGAATTGTTTTTGCAAATGTGCTAACAACCTTTAAAGACGCGATTGGTATAAGTAACGATGGCTTAGTTGGTGCAAAAATAATTAGACGTAGGACCTTACAAAGCAATCTAACTACTAATCCACCAATTGAATTACCTATTCAGTCTTTTATTATTGATAGGGTTGAATCTGAAAATGCTTTAGCCGTTAGTTTTGAACTAACAACTGCATTTGACTTAGCAGGGGTAACAATTCCAAATAGAATTATTGTTCCAAATACCTGCCCATGGTACTATCAAGGAGCGGCATCAGATCGTACTGGAGAAAAGATAGGTGGTTGTACATTTAAAGAAGCAAGTAATAACGCTGTAACAGCATATTTTGATACAAAAAATAACTGGCTTTCCAGTCTTGGTGATGGGTCTTTTACAACATATGCTGGTTCTGCAACAAAAGATTCTCTATATAAAGTATCGGCAACAGTTACTAGAAACGAGACAAATGGTACTACCACTAGCCAGACCCGTAGTTTATACTATCAAGCATTAGTTAACTATAGTGGAGCAATTACTGCATCTAAATTTAGACTTGTTAGACTATACACCTCTCATAGTGGAGCCACAACTTATTATACGTATGCTGATGCTAGATATAACGATTGTGTGCTTTATGATAATAAGATATGGTCTGTAACAAAAACACATTCTGGTCAAACACCTTCAATCACTTCTGGATATTGGCAGCGAGTAGATGTATGCGGAAAAAAATTAAGTAGCTGCGCTATTCGCTTTAGAGCAAAAAATAATGGTAGTGTAGTTTCGGTAGACTTGGATAATACAAAGGAACTTCCCTATGGCGGATTCCCCGCAGCTAGACGATACGGTAGATAATATAAAAAAATGGTTAAAAACATACAATGATCCCGCGGAACCCTGCGGGATCATTCATCTTAAAAAAGGTAAATTAAGCTTTATTCCCATAAAAAATATTTCTACTACTACAGATGATAATTTTGAGTTAGATCATAAAGAATTTACAAAGTATTCTCTTACTGGAGATATATTATTTATTTTTCACGCCCATCCTGATAATTGCATACCTAGCGAATACGATCTTAAAGCTTGTAATGCTATTAAGATTCCATATATAATATTCAATAGAGATTCTCTGGAATATGCAATTGTACAACC